CTTCAGTCAAAAGGATCACAGTACAGCCCGAATAACGCATCCGATCCAAACCGAGTACCATACGTCAACTCGGCAAACTCTTTGGACAAATACAAGTGGATATATCCGTTTGAAGATCCTGCTTTGGTTAAAACCTGGACTCAAGATAAAATAGACGCATGGGCCAAACTGGACGATCCCGTGATATGGTAATTTAAATTTAACTAAAAAAAGATCAAACAACCCTTATATTTATAGAAAGACATATATATGAACAAGAAAGAACTTGTAGAAATCATCAGAACAGTTGTACGAGAAGAAATCAATGAATCTCTTCCTCAGTATCTCATGGAAGTATTGGCTGAACGAATCACCGCACAGCCGGTTATTACTGAAGGAAAAGAGTCAAATATACCAGTTGCGCCAAGAAAAAAGCCTTCGGTTGCGTTTGAAGCGCCGACCAAGAAAGCACCGGTACAAGCACCAAGAACCTTTTCGTCGAACCCAATATTTAATCAAATATTGAACGAGACGGTTGGTGGAATACCGGACGAAAGTTCGACATCCGTTCCTTCGGTTATAGACACCATAAAAAATATGCCAAAAGAAGTTTTGGCTGAAAACAAGGATATTGCAGCCGTGGCAAACGCCATGACCAGAGATTATTCCAAATTGATGAAGGCGATAGATGCCAAAGCAAAGTCCGGTAGACCAGCATAATGATCACCGACACACAAACTTTTGGTATAACTTTACCCATCCAACATGGGCCTCGTGGTTATTTTAACCAAAGCAGAAATGTGTCGGAACAAGTAAAATCAAATCTTACTTTATTATTAAAAACAAAAAAGGGAGAAAGAAGAATGAATCCGGAATTTGGTTCTGGTCTTTGGAGTGTATTATTTGAAAACATTACCGACGATCTGAAACCAATTATCGAATCAACAATTCGCAAAGATATATCAAATTGGCTTAACTATATTACTGTACAATCTGTTGATGTTCAGTACAACACAGATAACAATTATAATCGTGTGAGTGTTTCGGTTAAATATGTTGCAGCCTCAGCGGGTATATATGACCAGCAAGTTTTGAATGTACAGATGATAACAAATAACATATGATTTTAGACACGCCAAAATCCTTTCAACCGGGTAAAAAAGATATAAAATACCTAAGTAAAGATTTTGCTCAATTGAAGCAAACACTTACTCAGTTTGCTCAAGTATATTATCCAAACACATACAAAGACTTTAGTGATGCATCTACAGGTATGATGTTTATAGAAATGGCGGCATATGTTGGAGACGTTTTGTCTTATTATATTGATTATCAATTCAAAGAATCTATGTTGGTGAATGCCGAGGAAAGACAAAATATCATTGATTCTGCTCGTTCACTTGGATACAAAACAAAATCAACGGCACCGAGTGTAACCAATTTGGACGTTTACCAATTGGTTCCGTCAAAAATATCAGAAGATGGTAGCATGGTTCCAGACATGAATTATGCACAGATTATAAAACCGGGTATGGCAACTGTGAGTGATAATGGAGTTCCGTTCTTAACCAATGCTCCTGTAGATTTTACCGTTGATACAAAAAATAATCCACTGGAAGTCAGTGTTTATCAAAGAAACAACGCTGGACAAGCTGAGTTTTATGTATTAAAAAAGAACGTTGATGCGTTTTCCGGACAACTATTGAGTAAAGATGTGTCAATTGGTGCACCATCTTCATTCTACAAAATTTATTTGGATGAAACAAATGTTATTGAAGTTTTTGATGTCTATGATTCGGACGGAAATCGCTGGTATGAAACGGACTATCTTGCACAAGATTTGGTACCAATTGAAAATGAGAATATATACAAAAATGATATGTCACTATCTTCACACAGAGACACTGTTCCGTTCTTGTTGAAGTATCTTCGTACATCAAAAAGATTTGTCTCCGGAGTTGAATCCGACAATACAACTTTTATAGAATTTGGCTCGGGTACTAATATTTCCGATGATGAAATTATTATACCGAATGTTTACACAGTTGGAAAACCTTCAACTTTCAGAAATGAAAGCATAAATTATGACCCAGATAATTTCTTGTCATCAAGAGCGTTTGGTCAGGCACCTGCAAACACTACATTAACAATAAGATATATTACAGGTGGTGGAATTAATAGCAATGTTAACGCCAATACAATAAAGAATACTACCAATATAGAATTCTTTGGAGATATCACAGAATTGCCGGTATTTGACCAGGGGTTGACAAATTTGGTTAGACGTTCTGTAAAAGTAAACAACCCAGTTCCTGCTTCTGGTGGTCGCGGTTCAGAAACCAATGATGAAATTCGCAACAATGCATTATCAAGTTTTTCTGCACAAGGACGAGCAGTGACCCAAAAAGATTATGTTGTAAGAACATACGCAATGCCTTCAAAATATGGTTCAATTGCCAAAGCATATGCCGTGGCGGATACAAACTTGGATTCTTCGTATATTCAACCACAACCAAACCAATTGTCTGTGAATTCATTTTCAGCGGAAAATACAAATCGCAAGAATATCAACCAGAATAATCCATTTGCTATCAATCTATATTTGCTTGGTTATGATACCAATCAGCGTTTGATAAATACCAATGAGGCAATTCGCCAAAATCTCAAGAACTATCTCAATCAATATCGCATGTTAACAGACAGTGTAAATTTATTGGATGGATATATAATAAATATTGGAGTAGATTTCACCATCATTACTTATAAAAATTATAACAAGCGCGAAGTATTGGCAAACTGTTTAACTTTGGTACAACAATTCTTTGATATAAACAATATTCAATTCTGCCAACCAATAAATCTAAGTCGTTTGGAGCTTGAAATTGCCAAGGTTGATGGCGTACAATCTGTTTCTTCATTGAAAATCAAAAATTTGACATTGCGAGATGGTGATTATTCTCCATACGAATATGATATAGTCAAAGCTACATTGGATAAGGTGGTATATCCATCAATTGATCCGTCTATATTTGAAGTAAGATTTCCAACAAAAGACATTGTGGGACGTGTGAGTTAATTTAGGTCAAATTTATTGGTTGGGGCGTATATTTATAATGTAAAGAACATAGCATATGCATTACTTTTTATATCCAACCAAAGACACCACCATCAGCAACGATCCGTCATATATGTTCAAGAACATGGGGTTGGATGAAATCCTTGAAGTGGAAAAGAGGATTTCTGTCAATAGTTGTTCAAGCACATCCACGTTTCCCATACTTATTTCTTACACCAGTTCTAGCATAGAACTTTTGAGTGGATCTATATCCGCTTCTTATGCATCTGGATCAACGGACTCAAGTATAGTGTCCAGTTCTTATCGACTTGTGTCGGGAGAAGTCACAGCGGGATCGGTTTTATCAAGGGTATTGTTAAACTTCGATTTGACCGAGATATCAAAATCAATTGCATCCAACAATACATACAGACCAGTAAATCCAAAGTTTTATCTAAACTTGAAAGTGTGTGAGTCTAAAGAAGTTCCGGTTGAATATACTCTGGCTGCATATCCGGTATCACAGTCGTGGGAAATGGGAACTGGATACAAGTATGACGGACAAGCCCATTCGGATGGTGCAAATTGGAAGTTTTCTGACGGATATTCCAAGACTTGGTATAGTGGTTCTTTGACTGATTGTTCTGGTGGAGGTGCATGGTGGATTGAAAGTGGATCAATTGCATACGGTGTCGGTTATGCCGATCCTCAGTATGTAACTGCGTCGGCGTATTATGAGGATTGCTCTACCGCTCCATACGTTCCACCGGTTCCAAGTCCAATTCCACATGTAACTGGTTCGTATACTTGTTATCAAAATTTTGATTATCAAACTTCGGATGTTAGAATGGATGTCACCACAATAGTAAATGCGTGGTTAACAGGAGAAATCCAAAACAATGGTTTGATATTAATGCACAGCGATGAGTCCAGTTCAATAGATTATGGTAAGTTGCGTTTTTTCTCAAAAGAAACCAATACTGTATATTCTCCGTGTATTGATGTGGCATGGGAAGATGCAACAATTACCACAGGTAGTGCCGATCAAATTCAAATCCGAGATGCGGTTGTTAACATGAAAAACATGTCAAAACAATATAAATTTGGATCCATATTAAGAATGGATGTATCGGCAAGAAAACGTTATCCAGTCAAGACATTCACAAATAAATTTTCTGATTATCTGGCTCCATATTATCTTCCAACTGGTAGTTTCTATTCTATAAAAGACGCAGAAAGTGAAGAAACCGTGATGCCATATGACAAATATACCAGATTGAGTTTTGATGAAAATGGAAATTATTTTATGTTGGATACAACTTGCCTTCCTCAAGAAAGATATTTCAAAGTGGAAATTCGTTCGGAGCAAAGCGGGTCTATAGTGACATTCACCGTTCCAACCGCATTCAAAATTTCTAGATGAACGCAAATCCAAATCTAACAGGTTATAATCAAGATGACATACAGAAGCTATATCAAAGCGGGTCTATTGTACCAAACATTGATTCATATGGCAATTTGATCATACAAAACGTACAAGGTCAGCTGTATTCATCTTCGATAACTATTCCTTTACAGAGCGTGGTATATAATCCAACCAAGGTACAGACAAGATACAGTGTACAATTTACAGAGCTATGAAATTTTCTGATATAAAATATTTAACACAATCCACATCTTCTTTGAACGTAGGTTCAACTTTGTATGAACCCGACTTGATGTTTTATACTGACGGAAATACTTCAGTAAATTTTCCATTTGGATACTCGGACAAAGATATTGTAAAGTTGGGAGTATATAGTCTTGACGGAACTCCTATCACATCTTCTGTGATATATGGTACTGGAACTTATACAGAACACACTCGTTCATTTCGAGATGTTCTAAACAAGAACATCACATATTCATATTCTTCGTTTCAAAGTGATTGGCCGTTGTTGCAATCTGAAACAAAGTCGTTGTTCTTGGACGTTGCTAAAGAATTCAAGAAAATGGCAATTCTTGACGGCAACTACACTACCACGATTGAATTGAACAGAAACATGGTTGGTTCAAATTTTTCGTCCGAAGACAAACTAATA